TGTTCTCTCTCAAGGAGAGAGTAGAGCATTAACAGATCGTAACATTTCGGTGAACACCGCAAAGAAATATGGTGTTACCGCCAAATTAAATAAACATTTCTATCCCTACTTTGATAAGGATAGTTGTCATGTAGCCAATAAGGTACGGCAAAACAATCCTAAGAATTTCTTTACCGAAGGTAACCTTAGTGCAGGACAATTGTTTGGACAGCATTTATTTCCACCATCTAGTGCGAAATATATTACAGTATGTGAAGGAGAGATAGATGCTATGTCTGTGTTTGAGTTATCTGGCTCAAAGTATCCTTGTGTTTCTATCAAATCTGGTGCAGCTAGTGCTGTACGTGATTGTAAGACCAACCTTGAATACCTTAACTCTTTTGATAATATTATCCTATGTTTTGATAATGATGATGCTGGACGTAAAGCAAGTGCTGGTGTAGCAGAATTATTTGAACCACAGAAAGCTAAGATTGTTAAGCTAGATTTTAAAGATGCCAACGAGTATCTAAAGATAGGTAAACGTGAGGATTTTACAAGAGCTTGGTGGTCTGCCGCACCTTATACCCCAGCCGGTATCATAAACCTACGTGATATAGGATCACAGTTATACGAAGAAGACTTTTGTGATACTTGCCTTTACCCTTGGGAAGGGCTTAATGAAAAGCTTTATGGTATGCGTACTGGTGAACTGGTCTGCTTTACCAGTGGTTCTGGTATGGGTAAATCTAGTATCATCAGAGAACTGATGCACCATATCCTTAAAACTACAAAGGATAACATAGGTATCCTTGCACTGGAAGAGAACGTAAAGAACACGGCCTTTAATATTATGTCAGTAGAAGCTAATGCTAGATTATATATTAAAGAAATACGTGAACAGTTTAACCGTGAGCAATTGAACCAGTGGGAGAAGGATACTCTAGGTACTGGTAGGCTATTTGCTTTCGATCACTTTGGCTCTGTATCTAATGATGAAATATTAGGGCGTATTAGGTACATGGCTAGAGCATTGGACTGTAAGTGGATCATGTTAGATCACCTATCTATTCTAGTGTCTGGTCAAGAGGACTTTGGTGATGAGCGTAAGTCTATTGATGTTCTTATGACCAAGCTACGCTCTCTCGTAGAAGAGACAGGCATAGGGCTACTCTTAGTGTCTCACTTACGTAGGCGTGGAGGTGATAAAGGCTTTGAAGAAGGCAAAGAAGTGACGCTCTCTCATCTGAGGGGATCAGCTAGTATAGGTCACCTATCTGATTCAGTGATAGCCTTAGAAAGAAATCAACAAAGTGAGGACGAGACTGAAGCTAATACAACTACGATTAGGATACTCAAGAATAGGTATACAGGTGACACAGGAGTAGCAGCCCACCTATACTATGATAAAGATACAGGACGTATGACTTCTATTGATAATCCTTTCGATACTGAACGTGAACACACAGAAGAAGGGGATCTCAATGACATACCCTTTTAAATCTAAGCGTAAACGCTTTGATCCTATTGCATATAAACAAGCAGATAGTAAAGCTAAAGAATGTATAACCAACTATCTAATATCATTAGGTCATACAGTTTTTGACACAGAAGAAAACTTTGGGGTGGATTTAATGTCCACCCTAGAGAATACAGCATACAACCATGAGGTTGAAATGAAACATATGTGGGAGGGTGATTGGCCTACGGCTTGGAAGGATATAAACATCCCCTTTAGAAAGAACAGGTTAATAGTTCAAGTCTTTGATAACGATTCCTTTGCTAACTTCTACTTCTATATTATTAGGGGAGACTGTGAGGTAGCATGGAGAATGGATGCTAATGTTGTTAAGGCCTCACCTGTGATTGAAGTTCCTAACCGTCTTATAAGAGAAGGAGAATACTTCTTTAAAGTACCAGTAGATAAGGCTGAACTTATAGAATTGGTAGAATAGTTATGCCTTATTCTTCTAAAGAAAGGAAAAAAGAATATGCCAAAGAATATTATGAAAAAAATAGGGAGAGGTGTAAAAAATACGAGAGAGAAATAGGTACTCCAAAAAGAAAAAAACGTAGGCGAGAATTAAAATCTTACTTAGTAAAATATAAAGGGGGAAAATGTGAGCATTGTAATGTTTCATATCCTTATGATGGGGTGTATGATTTTCACCATCCTGATCCGAATAAAAAAGATTTTGAAATTAGTCTTGCATTAGATGGAAAGATAGCTTCCTTACGTCCTCGTGAAAACTTATTAAAAGAAATAGATAGATGTTTAATGCTCTGTGCTAATTGTCACCGCATAGAACATGCTCGACTGAAAGGAGCTGTAGATGAGTAATAATCAAAAGCATCGGGATGGTTTTGTATGTAAACTTAAGGCTATGGATTGGTTTGTATCTAAAGGATACTGGATCTTTGATGAGACTAATCAAGGTCCGATTGATTTCATTGCTGTAAATATAGAAGGAGATATACAATTTGTTGAGTGTAAGAAGTTAGCTATACGTCAGGGAGAATGGAAACCTGGAACAAGAATTAATAGGATCTTATCTGATAAACAAAAACAATTAAATAAAAACTTTAAAGGAAAACAAATCCCTCCAATTAAATTATTATATGTTAATCAAGATACAGGAGAAGTACATGAGCAAAGGAGTAGTACTTGACATAGAGACTGATGCTCTGGATGCTACACAGATACACTGTATAGTAGCCAGAGATGTTAAGACTGATGAGGTCACAGAGTTTATACAAGAAGAATGTTACACTAAGTTTCCTCAGTGGTCTAAGACTATAGATAAATTCTATATGCATAATGGTATATCTTTTGATGGAAGGATTATTAATAAACTAACTGACGCTGATCTCCCAATGGATAATATAATTGATACGCTTATTCTATCTCAATTATTTAATCCTATCAGAGATAAAGGACATTCACTAGCAGCATGGGGAGATAGGTTAGGGTTTCCTAAAGATCCTCCACCTCAAGATTTCTCTTTATATACTGACCATATGTTACAGTATTGTAATAGGGATGTCGATGTTACCTTTAAATTATTAAAGCGTCTAGTAAGTGAAGGCTCTGAGTTCTCCTCTAAATCTATTAAGCTAGAACATAAGATCAGAGAGCTTATAAACCAACAAGAAGATGATGGTTTTTATCTAGATGAACAACAGGCTATGACTCTAATGAATAGATTTCAAGATGAGTGTAGTGAATTGGATAAACAATTAGAGGAATCATTCCCCACTACCGTTACCAAAAGGTTTCATAAGACAACAGGTAGACCTTTATTAGATCACATAGATAAATTTAATCCATCTTCTCGTCAACAAATAGCAGAGAAACTTATGGCAAAGGGATGGATACCTAAACTAAAAACAGATAAGGGAAATATAATAGTTAGTGATGAGATATTATCAACGCTAGATATTCCCGAAGCAAAAGTCATAGCAAGGTATCTCCTATTAGAAAAGAGAGTATCACAGATTAAACAATGGATTGCAGCCGTAGATAATTACGGAAGGGTTCATGGTAGAGTTATGACATTAAAGACTATAACAGGACGCATGGCTCATAACACTCCTAATATGGCTCAAGTACCAGCCGTCTACTCACCTTATGGAAAGGAGTGTCGGTCATGCTGGACGGTATCTGATCCAGATAACTATAGTCTTGTAGGTACGGATGCCTCTGGCTTAGAGATACGAGCACTCGCACATTACATGGGAGATAAAGACTATATCAAAGAAGTTATCGAAGGTGATATCCATACAGCCAATCAGAAGATGGCTAACCTAGCTACCAGAGATCAAGCAAAGACCTTCTTGTATGCCTTAATTTATGGGGCTGGTGCAGAGAAGATAGGTAAGGTAGCTGGTGTTAGGTCTAGTGATGGACAGAAGTTAATAAATAACTTCTTACGTAATGTTCCTGCACTAAAACAATTAAGATCAAGGATTGATATAGCTGCTAAAAAGAAAATAATTCCTGGCATAGATGGAAGAAAGCTTCATGTAAGAAGTTTTCATAGTGCTTTGAATACCCTTATTCAAGGGGCAGGTGCTGTTATCTGTAAGCAGTGGCTGGTTCAGATGATGGAACATGCAAAGGATCTTGATGTAAGGTTAGTGGCATCTATCCACGATGAGTACCAGTTTGAGGTACATAACAAAGATGTTAAAGAGTTCTGTTCCATAACTAAGAAGGCTATGAAAGAGACTCAAGAAATATTAAATGTAAAATGCCCACTCGACAATGAGTTTAAGGTGGGTTCAACATGGGCTGATACCCATTAAAGGAGGTATAATATGGTTAAGAAATATTACGGTGTAGCAGTAGATGGATTAATAATTAGAGCTACCTCTAAAGAAGAAGCTGAAAAGATAGTTTCTAATAAATTTTCACCTAGTCAATTACAGTTGGGATGTGTTTACTATGATGGTACTACATACGATGCTGATAAAATACTAGAGATGAAACATTTATCACACCTACATTATCCTGCGTGTATAAATGATCCTGAAATACCTTGTATAAGATAGGTTCAACATGGGCTGATACCCATTAACATATATCTCTTGGTAGTGTAACGTAGTGTAACTACCTAGAGATATATGATTTATGAAAGGAGGTAAAATAACGCTTGACAAATCCGATTGAATTTGATATCCTGTAATCATCAACCAAACCTTTATGAAGGAGATATATAAATGAGTAAAGTAATGTCAGGTACAGCTTATTGGGCA